GCCCACGCCTCCTGGTGGGGGGGCGAAAAGGGGGCATTCTGGCAGAGAATGGCCGAGCGGCGGTTGCCAACCGACGCTCCGACGTGACATGCACAACGCATGCGTCCCGCACACGGCTGACCATGGCTTAGCAAGCCTGGTTCATTCCCACTGGCACGGGTATTCCTCATAACACTGAGGACAGCGTCGCGGCTGTCTCCGCGACCCTTTGGGGTGCAGGTAGCATCCCCGGGCCGCTCCCCGTTATGACGGTTATGGAAAGTTAAATGATGAACATCGGAAGAGCGCTCATCAATGGACTTCCCATGGGTAGGGGCGGGGGTGCAAACCCGCTCCGGGATGTAGACGCCTTTAAAGGCGGATTGCAGGAGGTGTTCGAGGCGGAAGATCGCCTCGACAACGAAGAGGAGGAAGCCGAGGTGCAGCACCGCAATATTGCGGGAAGGATGTTGACACACGCGCTTGAACTCCCGACGAAGTCCTTTACCAAGGCAATGCGCCTGTCAGGCCGCGGATTGACCAGTGACGAACTGGCAACCCGGGTCGGTTCGATCGAACGACATGACAGCCTGAACCCCTTCTCACAGGTCAGGACGGCGCTCTTGCGTAAGGAGTACAAGCGTCGCGCGACAACGCGTAAAACTGTCGAAGAGGTCGTGACGACTGGTGTATCGTCTCACGACTGTCAAGCCGCCATAATCAACTGGGCCGTCGAAAATGACGGACTGTTGTCCAAGGACGGTGCACCCCCCGTGTTCGCATCAGAATTTATTACTGAATACGTTCACAAGCTGGGTGACATGACCACCCACTCACGCGGGTCGCTAAACATCACTCTTAACAGAGTGGGGTCACAGCACACCTACGGAGAGAAGCAGTCACTTGACATGGCCAAGGTCGCCCCATACTTCCTGCGTATGACCGGCGACCTACCGCAATTGGCGCATTTTCGCCAGTGAGGCTCCTGCAGGTTGCTTCCACGTGCCTTGGCAGCTCTCTCCCGATCGACGAGATTACACAACGCCCCGAGAGGGGTAAAAGTTATATCCAGTTGAAGAAGGGCGGCTACCATTGCACAGGCGGCAGGAGTCATGTCCAGATGTCTGGTAGTTTGATAACTCAAGCAACCGTCATTCTGGGCGAAATCACTAGTGAAAGTACAACGCCTTGCGGATGCGACCCAAACTTGTGCCACGGCTTTAAGCTGAGGCAAAGATTCGGAGACAACAGAAGGCCGCGGAAGATATCCGCCCGTTACCGTAGAGGGTACCAGAATGCGCTGCGTGGTTTGTACCAGCGCCTGGCTCGACACTCTACAAAGACGGCTACCGTGGCTCTTGACGACATACCTGGCAGGTACACTGGCTCACAGAAAGCCCTGTACACCAGAGCCGTCGAGGTTGTAAAGAACCAAGTTATGCGGTCTAGTGGTGTTTGCAGTGTTAAGTGGGGTGAGAGATGTAAGGATGACACATCCGAAAAACGCGGGCGGTCCCGCGTCATAATCCCCCAGTACCAACGCTGTGAAGCCACCGGACAATACCTACCCGGCCCGATCGCCGTCGAATTACCCATTCGACTAGTGGTCGAGCAAGCCCTGCATTCTCTCCGTAATCCGGACGGCTCACGCCAGTGTGCGTCAGCTAGGAGTCTGACACAGCGGGCCGGTGACATCAAGAAGATGTTCCGGCAAGGCTGGCGCTGCGTTTCGATCGATGCTACGTCTTTTGACGGATCGCTCGGCGACCTCGCAGTAGACGAGAGAGAAGAATGCTATAAGTTCGCGCAACGCCGCGGCGACGCAACCGAAAACCTGAGACGGGTCCTACAACAGCAGAATTCACTTCCGCTGCGGACGAAGACCGGTGCACGAGGAGTCCTGAAGAAAAACAGGGCATCGGGCACTGGTGGAACGTCATCGGGTAACAAGGTGGTCATGCTCGCCGCCCTCATCGCATCATGCGGGAGGAGTTACGAGTCCGGAGACGTCCTGTTCTATTGTGACGGTGACGATACGCTCATCTTTGTATCGCCCGCCATCGTAGCAACATTTGACGACCCTGACAACAAACACGGACCGTGTCCGCTGTTTCGTAGTTGGCTGCGCAGGATGGACCAGCTGGGGCTGGAAATTGTAGTGGAAAATATAGCGGCTTCTGCGTCTGAAGTCGTTTTCTG